TATAAAAGTGTTCAGAAATCCTGGCAACTGGGAAACGGTGTTTGATAATGTGGAGAAAGTGCTTGAGAAGCGTAGAAACTTGTTACGGTAAATGTTGGTTTTATGGAAAAGATGAATATATCGGTCGCTCTCTCTTTAGTTATGGAGAATTTAGTGGTCAAGAATGTGAAGAGATTATTTCCTTGGCTGCCGGCGGTAACTGCATCGATGTGGGTGCTAATATCGGTTTTATGTCTATGGCTATGGCTCATTCAGGGTGCAGTGTTCTAGCTTTTGAACCACAGCCTGAGTTGTTCAAGATCCTAGCTCTGAATACAGAAGATATGGATGTCAGTGGCTCACCAGTCGCGCTTTCAGATAAGAATGGTACTGGTAAAATGCCACGAATACGCTATGGCGATCGTGGAAACTACGGCGGTTTAGGACTGAATCAAAAAAGCGATTTAGGTACTATTGAAGTACCTACTAGTACTCTAGACTCATATGATATTACTTCTCATGGTATTTCTCGTGTAGACTTTATTAAAATCGACGTCGAAGGCCATGAACTAGAAGTACTGCGCGGAGCTACTGAAACTATTCTACGTGATAAACCAATAATGTATGTAGAGGATGATCGTGTTGAAAAGAGCTTTGCATTACGTAAGTACATTAAATCCTTGGGTTATACTATACGAGAAAGTAACACCCCCATGTTTCGCAGCAATAACTATTTTGGCAATAGTCACAATATTTGGCATACTAATTACATAAGTATGAACATAGTATGCTCGAAGTAAGTAGACCTGGAATTAATTGCGATGAGATAGTAGATCTGCCTGCTACAGAAAGATTTATTAAACTTCCGATAATTCCTTACTTAAAATTAATACCTGCTAATGACCCACTTACGGGTGAGAAGAGCAACGTATATGAACAGCTTAATAGAGCTCAGAAAGCTTTGATTAATGCTGTAAACGATCCTAAGTATCGTTTTATATGCGGATGCCTTAGTAGACGATTAGGCAAAACTTATATAGTTAATATTATTGCTCAGTTAGTACTTTTAGTACCTGGTTGTAATATCCTTATAATGTCACCAAATTATAGTCTTAGTACTATCTCGTTTGAATTGCAGCGTAAGTTTATAACTATGCACGCTATAGAGATTACTAGAGACAACCTTAAAGATCGCGTTATCGAAATAAGTAACGGATCTAGCGTACGAATGGGAGCGCTATCTACAGTAGATAGTAGCGTTGGACGTTCGTACAATCTTATTATATTTGACGAGGCCGCTCTAGGTAGCGACGGCGAGGAGGCATTCAATGTATCTCTTAGACCCACGCTGGACCGTCCTGGTAGTAAGGCCATATTTATTAGTACACCACGTGGTAAGAATAACTGGTTTAGCCGATTCTTTCAACGTGGCTATAGTGATAAATATCCTCAATGGATATCGATTCTAGCTGATTACTTCGAGAATCCTAGAATGCTTCCCGCTGACGTTGAGGAAGCAAAACGTACAATGAGCAAGGCTGAATTCGATCAAGAATACATGTCTAGCTTCAACGTATTCGAAGGACAGATTTTCGAAGTAGAGCACGACTCAATCAAGGAATTCGAACCTCACGACGGATGTGAGTTCTTCGCTGGCATTGACCCAGGGTACAAAGACCCTACCGCATTTATTGTATTTGCGTATAGTGCTAGGGATGAAACTTATCACATTGTAGACGAGTATCTAGAATCAGAACGCAAAACGCCGCAGCATGCGGCCAGCTTCCATGAGTTTATCGATAAGTGGGGCATTGATGCTATATTTATCGATCCGGCAGCCGCTCAATTTGCTAGCGACTTAGCCTACGTATATGACGTACCTACCATTAAAGCAAAGAAAGACGTGCTTTCCGGAATTGCATTCGTTCAATCACTACTACAGCAAGGTAGATTATTTGTATCACCTAATTGTTTAGAGACCTTAGCAGCTTTTGATCAATATCAATGGGACCAGCGCGAGACCCTTAAGAAAGAGACTCCAGATCATAAGCATAGCCACATACCTGACGCAGTAAGGTATGCGCTACACACATTTACTGCATAACTAATAAAGTATAATTATGACCGAAAAAGAGTGGAACATGACCCGCGAGAACCTAGCATTACGTATGCAATTACTACAAGCGCAGGCACAACTAGCACAAGTTGCTTTTGATCAAGCTCAAGCTGCTTTAACTGCTATGGGTGAAAAATGGGTTGATGGATCGGAAGATTAATTATAGCAAAAAACAGCCACATACCTGATGCAGTCAGATATGCTTTGCATACTTTTACTGCATAAAGGAAAAATATGAATGTTTATAGCTACGAGAATTTAACAAACACCACCTTATCTATTAGTGGCTATATCATTTTACCTTATGGAGAGTATGTTAGCAATGGCACTACTATACTAGAGCTAGATGCTGAAAATGGCGGAAGACTACAAAAGTATCTTAACGGTGCTATAGTAGTAGATAACTTTAACTTTGGTATACCAGCCAATTGGACAGGACCAGATAAACTAGCTTTGTTTGGTGTTAACGGTATATCTATGCCTGTATCCGGTGTATTAATTAGCTCGTTATTACTACCTACTGGTGCTACAACAATAGCAGATGCACTACCTACATTAGTAGCTAATGCAAAGTTAATGAGAGCTGGAGCACGTCCACCAGTAGTAGCTATAATCGGAGATTCTACTACTTGTGGTTTTTCTGGTAATTACACTAATAATCGTAAACAGCAACTAGCATATACTGCGCTTAAATCCGCAATGGCTGGTACAGGGTTCGATGTAATCGATAGTACTATCTTTGGATCTCAGAACGTAGAAATGGCTAGTGGTACATTACCTGGTTGGGATAGTAGAGTAACCTTTGGTGGCTCCTGGACCTCAGTAACGTTAGACTGTTTGGGTAAATACGCTTTACATCTATATGATACTAATACTGGCAAAGCTAGTATTAACTTTGGTACTATTTTCGATACTATAGAAGTTTACTACGCTACAGATTTCGGATCTAACGGGTCTTTTACTGTTGATATCAATGGTGAAACAGCTCTAGCAGATATATCTTGCAATCAAGCTAAAGCTTTTCGTAAAGTGGTTTACAAAGCTAGACCTGGCGTACATACTATAAACTTCAATCGTGGTGCTTCTAACGGTAACATTTACCTAGTTGGCTGTATCGCGTATAATAGTAATAAACAAGAGATTATTTTAGCGTCCATGGCATGGAATGGCGGACGTATTGCAGATATTAATCAAACTGCTAATCAATGGAACTATTGTCATGCTACCGAAGGTTTAGCTGTAGTAGAGCCATCGTTAACTGTACTATGTATGCAGATTAATGATTGGGCTGGTGGTACAAATGTAGCGACATTTACAACAGATACTCAAGCTGTAATAACTAAAGCAAAAACTACAGGTGATGTATTGCTTTGGCAAGGAGTACCTAGTGCATCCGGTAGTGCCTCATTAGCAACACAAGCACAGTTTACAGCAGCATATACAACATTAGCTATTACAAATAGTTTGGCAGTTATAGATGTTTATAGCTACATTGGTAGTTATGTAGTAGGAAATGCAGCAGGACTTTATGCAGATAGTCTGCACTTGAATAATATAGGCTATTCTAAAATAGGCTACGTGATTGGAAAACCAATCGGAGTTGCTTTAGCCTATCCGTAGGAATTAAAGAATGGCAAAAAATACTGGTAATAATAGAATACCTGTAAAATGGGTACGAGATAAAGCTAAAGCTGCATATGATAAGAAAGATCATTGCTATATTTGTGCTACACAGATAGATTTAGAACTACATCATACCCACTCTATCACAATGCTATTAGAAAACTGGGCTAGAAAAAATAATTACGATATCTCCACCGATGAAGGTATCTTAGCTGTTAGAGACGAATTTATAGCTGCACATCATAAAGAGATTTATAATGACGTATATACTCTATGTAATCACGATCACGTAAAGTTACATGGTATATACGGCAAGAAACCTGCTTTAAGTAGTGCAGATAAACAAACTCGTTGGATTGAAAGACAGAAAGATAAAGTCAATGGTGTAGAATCTAAGGAATCTAACCTGGGTCTATTTAGCGCCTTTACGTAAGGAAAAATATGACTTGGTACAACCCAAAAGATTGGTTCATAGAAAAACTAAATCCCGCACAACAAGAGATCTATCATCAAGAAGGTACTAATATAGCTTCAGATGCCAGTGTATTATACACTGCTGCTTTTGATAAACTAGAGAGCGTAAATAGAGGCACTAACATGATTGTTAATGCCTGCGCTAGTTTAGAGTATGATATAAAAGATAAGACTAATGATGGCTCTGCTAGTGCAGTTAGAGCTAAAACAATTAATAGGCTATTGAATAGACAACCTAATCCATACCAGCCAATACAAGAATTTAGAACTAATATATTTACAGACTTCATACTAGAAGGTAATGCATTTATATACTTCGATGGCGCGCATTTGTACCATCTACCAGCAAATCTGATGGTTATTCATCCAGATGATAAAACGTTTATTAGTAAATATACGTACAATCATGGTACTGAGTTCACCCCAAATGAAATAGCACACTTTAAAGATCTAAGTAGTAGTTCTATCTATAGAGGTACTAGCAGACTAGTAGCCGCTAATAGAAACATTAATATTCTTTATAAGATGCAGGACTTTCAGAGTTCATTCTTTGATAATGGTGCCTTATTTAGTTTAGCGATTATAACAGATAATACACTTAGTCAAGTGGCTAAAGATAAAACTATCCTAAACTGGTTAAAGAATTACAATCCTAAAAACTCAGGCAAGAAGCCAGTAATTTTAGATAGTGGTATGAAGCCAGTACAATTATCCGGAGCAAATAGCTTCAGAGAAATGGATTACGAAGCCAGCATTAAGTCACACAACGTAAAAATCCTAGAAACTCTAGGCGTGCCACCCGTCCTCCTAGACGGAGGAAACCAGGCAAATATCTCTCCAAACTTACGACTATTCTATCTAGAAACCGTAATGCCTATAGTTAGAAAATATGTTTCAGCTATGGAACTATTAACTGGATATGATATCGAGGCAGTAACGTCTGGAGTTTCAGCTATTCAACCAGACGTTAAAGACATTGCAGTTTATCACTCTACTCTAGTAAACTCAGGTATCCTTACAGCTAATGAAGCTAGACTAGAATTACGCTATCCAAAGGACGCCGATCCAGAAAGTAGCAAATTACGTATTCCAGCTAACATAGCTGGATCAGCAGCTAATCCTGCTGTAGGTGGTGCTCCTAAAAAGCCCACTGAAGCACCAAAACCAGCACCCAGCCCCTCCAAAAATTAGTAGTTGACTTTAATATGCTCGACGAGTATAATAGGAACAATGCGAAATTGCATGCATAATTTTTCCCTGAGGAGAATAAATGACTATTAAAAATAAGGTGTTATACCTTAATAGTCAGTTCACAAAAGAATTACCCACAGCTGATGAACCAATCGACAATATTTATATTAGCGGATACGCAAGTGTCAACAATGTAGATAGAGCTGGCGATGTGGTACCTAGCAGTGTATGGGAAAAAGGTATGCAAAATTACCTAAAAAATCCTATTGTGCTGGCTTATCATGACCACGACGATCCTATTGGTAGAGTTACCGATCATAAGGTAGACACTAAAGGACTTTGGGTTAAAGCAAGAATTTCGGCAGCTAGTGAAGTTTTTAATCTAATTAAAGATGGCATACTAACAGCTTTTAGTGTTGGATTTCGTGTACTTGATGCGGAATACAATGCTGCCACTGAACTCTTTATTATTAAAGAGTTGGAACTACACGAAATCTCAGTAGTGTCAGTACCCTGCAATCAAGACACTCTATTTAGTCTTTCCAAGTCGTTTGACAATGACGAAGAGTATAAAGAATTTAAAACGCTTTTTGCACCTAAGAATACTTCAGCTAAAGGGCTAGAAACTCAAAAGGTTGCTACGAGCATAACAACAAAGGAAATTGGAATGGATCCAAAAGAATTAGAACAAATGCTTGCAGCAGCAGCTGAAAAGGCCGCACTTAATGCTACCAAAGCTCTACTAGACGCTCAGGCTGAAGAAGCCCGTAAAAAAGCTCTAGCAGATGCAGAAGAAAAGGCAATGCAAGATCGTATCAATAAGGCAGTAGCTCTAGTTACTCCTTCTAATACTGGTGCAGAAAAACTAATGGCTGAACTAGCTGCTAGAGTTGAAGCATCTGAAGCTACTAATAAGAGTCTAATCGACGGTCTAGAAGCTACTCTAAAAGAGAAGGCTACTGAACTAGAAGCTATGCGCAATAGCAAGATGACTTTTGATGACAAGAATAAAGACACTGGCGATTATGCCGACAGAGAAACAGCCGTACTACTAAGTAAGATCACTGGCAAGTCCATTGAAAGTACTAAGTTCGGTAAGGATCTAATTGCTAAGACTGGTGCTCACATGGCATCTGCTACTTGGGAATTAGAAGTTTCTTTAAGCATGGAAGCTGAAGTTCGTCGTAGACTAGTTGTAGCTCCAATTCTTCGTGGTATTTCCATGAAGACTAACGTTATGACAATCCCTGTGAACCCAGAAGCTGGCGTTGCTACATGGATTACTAACGCTCAGTTCGGTACTACAGCGTCACCTGGTGCAGCTCAAACTCACCAACTAAAGGAAATTACATTGAATGCCTACAAAGTGGCAACAATGGAATACCTAGCGTATGAAGAAGAGGAAGACACTCTATTAGTTCTAATGCCTATCGTTCGCGATGCTATGGTACGTAGAGTTGCTCTAGCCGTAGACAAGGCCTATCTATTAGGTGCTGGTGCTGGTGCCGACCCTGTTAAGGGTCTAGCAATTTACGACGCTACTTCAGCAGTTCAAGCCACCAACACAGGTGCTGCTTCTATCGCCAATATGCGCGCACTACGTAAAGACCTAGGTGCATGGGGTCTAGACACAGCTGATGTACAGTATATCGTTTCTACTGACATCTACTACGATCTATTAGACGATACTCTATTCCAGACTATGGATAAAGTTGGCGTAAAAGCTACTCTATTAACTGGTCAAGTAGGTACTATCGGTAATAGTCCAGTTCTAGTATCTTCACAATTCCCAACTAAGGCAGGTGGTTCTACTTCCGCGACAACTAACATTGGCGCTATCGCTGTAGCTTCCGCAAACTTCCTAGCTGGTAACCAACGTGGTCTACGTTTCGATACTCAAGACTTAGTTGAAACTCAACGTAAAGTACTAGTAGCAAGTCTACGTACTGGCGTTACTCAAGTTACCACAAACTTGGGTCAGGGTGTATCAACATTCCGTTGGAGTTAATCTAACACGGATAAGGGCTTCGGCCCTTATCTTTTATAATATCATTGGATATTTAGTATGGGCCACTTAACGGTCGGTGATATTATAAAAGATTTTTAAAAGGAACAACATGGCAGGTTTAGATTTAGTCACAAAGGCTGAGTATAAAGCTTATGCCGGTATTGCTAGTACAAATTCAGATACAGCAATAGATTCTTTGATTCCTAGAATAAGCGCACTTATAAAGACATATTGTCGCAGAACCTTCGTGGACTACGTAGATGATGCTAAAGTTGAGGTATTTAGTAAAGGATTTGGCTCTGCTATATATTTAGAAGAGTATCCTGTTCTTAGTATTTCTAGTGTAGAGTATAGTGAAGACTATGGACAGACTAGTACTGAACTAGTAGAGTTTACTGATTATGTATTCGATGTAGAAGGCCAAGGAATAGTAACCGTAAATGGTACAGATTGGCCCACATTAATAAATGGTTACACAGTTACCTACAATGCTGGTTACGAAGAACTACCAGAAGAATTAAAACTAGCTGTTTTCGATTTGATTACTTACTACATCAAGAATGATGCTTCGGTACACAGCCCTAAGGCTCCTGGTACTAATAGTGTACAGATTGAATACATTACTACTAGTGCGCTACCTGCACATATTAAACGAGTACTAGACTTATACAGAGCTAGTTGGGATTAAGAAATGTCAGTTTCCGGTTTCTCAGAGGCTGTAAGAACAAACGCATATAAAGATTGGTTAGCTAAACTAAATAGTAGCTTAATAAATAAAAGTGTTAAAGAGTTAAGAAGTAGTCAACAAGTAGCTAGTAAAACAGATTTTCTACTTACTAAAGATAGCTTAAAAGATATCTATGAAACACTTAGTGGTAGTAAGCTGGACTTTACTGATATATCTATTATGATGGCACAGCTAGCAGGTACTTTAGGTACTGCAACTGAT